TAGGACCCCTGGAATCATCATCTTCCTGCCACGTTCCGTTATCGGCTTTCACTATAACATAGCCATACCCTACGGCACTTCGGTATATTTCAATATGTAGGTTCTTGGTTTCACGCAGCCACTTTTGGGCAATGGATTGAGTTGGAGCAGAGATAGAGTAAACGTCTGTATTATAATTCTGGGCATCGTAGCTTTCATCTATCTCATACTCAGGACCACTACCTCCTTTATACACCAATTCATAAAAGCTACTAACATCTTCTTTAAATCCTGCCGCCTTTAGTAGCTTCGCTGTCTCTAATGTTACAAGTTCTTCGGTCATAGCTGTATAAATAATCTAATTGTTAGAACAATAGTCGTAATGATAAAGATTAATGCAAAATGTTTCCATATTTTTACAGTAGCCTCTAAACCGTACTTCCGTTTGTCAAACTCACTTAAGGCATAATTCAAAGCCTCGTCTTTCAATCCCTTAAGCTTATCATTCAAAGCCTCGGTTATATCGTCTGCGATAGTATACTTTACCTTTTCTGATACGGATTCCGGATAACCCCTCTCTTCATAATTTATTTCGTTCAACAAATCATAATGAAACATATAAGGTATTCCGTTTACTTTATAGGAAAGTTCAATACCGCTTTCTTTGACATATTCCAAAAACCTTTCTTCGGCAATCTCGTTTATCCTTTC